GCAGGGGCGTGCGCATGAAACCAAAGTAGCGCCGACAAGCGGAGCCGGTCGAGCAAAAGCGATGTCGCAGGGAGGTGGTAGGCCGGCTGGGACTCGAACCCAGGACCATTCGATTAAAAGTCGCTTGGTCGGCATTGGATTTATTGCAGACCGTCAGACTGTTCTTGTTCAGTTCACGCCTTGAAAAATCACAGCTTTTCATCCGAGTCTGACGGTCTTCGCCGATTTTGGAGCCGCGATCCCGCGGCGTTTCTGCGCCTTCGCGGCCAGCTGATTGTCGCGCGGCAGATACCTCGCGATGATCGACGTGGCCGTAACGGGCGAGTGCCCCGTAACTGAGGCAATTTCAGGGACGTCGGAGCCGGCCCGCGCCATCTGAACGACACAGCTGTGCCGCAGCGCTCGCAGGACCACATGGCGGCCTTTCGCCTCGGCCCGAATGTCCGCGAAGACGTGGCCCAGGCGCGCCTCTTCCCAGGGCTTGCCGGTCGCCTTGTCGGTGAAGAGGTAGAGGCTTTCCGGATCGCGGGCCGTCTCGATCAGGTCGCGGGTGCGCTGGCTCACGCGGACGGTGACGTAGGAGTTCGTCTTCGACTGCCAGAACCGGAAAGCGCCGTCTTGATACTCGGCGCCATGGCGGAAGAGGCGGGCGTCGGTGACGCGCTGGCCGATCTCCCATAAGGCGGAGATCATGGCCGCGATCGACGGCTGTCCCTGCGCGATGCAGGCCGCGATGTAGAACTCGACGTCCTCGGCCTCCCAGATTGTCACCGTCGACTCCGGCGCGCCCATCTTCACCGTGTCGAGCGGGTTGCTCGTGCGCCATTCGAGCTGAATGGCCCGGTCCATGAGCATCGAGAGGACGATCTTCAGATGCCGGCGCGTGGTGGGCCGATCGTCATAGTGGGCGAGGAACGCCTCGATCGCCTCCAGCTTGATCCGGTCTACCGGCTTGTGGCCGTTGGCCGCCGACCACGCGTTGATGAGGCCGGCGTGATAGAGGTAGCCCTTCTGCGTCTTCGGCTTCTTGTCCTTGAACCGCTGGGTGTTCTGCCAGGACCGGATGAGCTCGGGCATGGACCTGGACGGCGTCGGCGCCGCTCGGCCCACCCTGGCGGCTCTGAGGCGGTCTAAGAGGCGCTTTGCGTCAGCCTGGATCCTCGCGACCTCGTCGGCGTCCGAGAGGTCTCCTGTGCGCTCACCGGCGAGCGGGAGCGGTATCGCCGCCGACCAGTCGGAGGGACGGAGCCTTTTGGGCACCTCGAACAGGACCCGCGCCGTTCCGTCCTTTCGGGGCCGCACGGTCACGTACCGGCCGAGATCGAGCTTTACGGAAGGCATCTGCGTCAAAGGTCCATTCGTCGTCTTCGCCCTGGTCGCGGGCATCTGATGCTCCATCAGTGGAAAGGCCAAGCGCCTTGAGAACGTCCGCGCGGTCGAAAACTGTGGACCGGCCGCCCTGGACGGTGGACGCCGGGAGCCAGCTTGGGTCGGCCAGGCGCTTCCGGTTGAGGGTCGAGATCGAGAAGCGGCCGAGCGCGCAGACTTCAGCCGTGGTCATCCGCAGCGGCAGGTGGTCGGGATCGAGGGCGAGTTCACCCATTCCCGCCTCCCTGGTGCTGGAGGGCGCGGCGGTGAGCATCCTGCTTGACCCGGAGGACCCACGACACGCACGCGTCGATATCGGCGACGTATCGCTTTCCACGGCGAACGAAGAACTCCGACCCGCCACACGTCAGGCCGGTCAGCGCCTTCGTCAGCTCGGCGCTCTCAGCTTCCAGCGCCTTGATCCCGCCGAGCAGATTTTCGAGGTGAGGATCGTCTTCGCGTGCGTCCAGCACCTCGGAGCCGAGCATGTGCTCCGCCCAGGCCTTCGCTTCCTCCAGTTGCTGGGGGGTGGGGCGCTGGGTCATGCCGCCCTCGCCGGAATCGTGGCAGCGTTGCCGTCATGGGAAACTGCTATTTCGCTTGGCAGGAGTGTTGCGGGTTCGATGCTTCGGCAACGGCCGCGTGGGCGCAGGCGATATTTTCGGTCCTTGCCATATGGGCGGCAGGAAGGGTTGCAGTGTTGCAGCAGCGTCTCCACCAAGAAGCCGTGATCGGCGGCCTCGTAGGTGCGGTTGGGGCAGCCGTGGAGACGCTTGAGCAGCTGGCCGCCATCTTCCGCGACGACAGGTGGGGCCTCAGGGACTTCGACCTCGAAAGGTTTGATGACCTTCTGGACGCCATCTCGGTCGCGAGCATGCCTGAGGTGCGAGACTTGCGTCTTGTCGAGATCCTTCTTGAGGTACGACCCCTCCTCCGGAAAGCGCGCGCGTTGGCGGAGCCGGCCAAGCGCCGCGTCGAAAGCGACAGAGATCCTGGGGATCTCTGGAGCCAATTCCACGACTTCGAGCAGGAGGCAGGTAGATACTACAGCGAAGTCGGCAGCGCGCATCGGCGGGCGGTTCGAGAACGCAAGCGCTGGTGGTTGGTCTAGGTTCATCCACCGGGCTCCGCTGAAGCTACTGGCAGAGTAAGTCGCGAGCGTCGTCATGCCGCGTCCTTCCGGCTGGGCGTGAAGGGCCGAAGGGCCGACTCGATGGGCTGGTCAGCCTGGAAGGCGCCATGGACGGCGCGGGCGAGGTCGATGGCGTCAACGCCGACCTCCGAGCACCACCACTTGCGCTCGTCGCCGTAGGCGTGCTGGGCGTCGTGGTGGGTCCGGCAGACCGGGAGGCACCACTTGTCGTCGGGCTTTCGGCCGGCGCCTGGGTTCAGCTTGCCGGCGCGGGCGTCGGAGTAGCGGATATGCGCCGGGTCGATCCGGCCTGAGCACGGCCACCCGGCGATGGCGCCGACGACGCAGGATTGGCGGCGCAGCCACGCGAGATAGGCGTTGTCGCGCTCACGTGGCTGGCGCTGTTCCTTGCGGCTGCGGTCGATGGCCTGTTCGCGCTTGCGACGCTCCTGTGCGGAGCGTTGCTTGGCCTCGGCGTTCTTCTTCGAACGCAAGGCGCGGGCCCGGGCCTCCAGTCGGCGCAGCTCGGCCCGTTCGGCGGCGGTGAGGGCCATTAGGCGGCTTGCTGGACGGGGTTGCCCCCGTCCAGTCCCTTGCCCTCATGGAAGACGACGCCGTGCTTGGCGCCGTATGCGAAAATCAGCTCGATCAGGTCCGTCATTTCGACCTTGCTCAGGTCGGAGGACGAGCGACCGAGGTTGACGAAGCCGGTCCCGTCGAGATTGGGGACCATGCGAAGCTCGCGGCCGAGCGCGTCGAGAAACACCAGCTTCCAGTCCTCGGGTGACAGCTTCACGCCGTGGTGCTTCACCTGCCGGCTGACGTCGGTAAGCATCGCCCACATGCGGTCATTCTGCGGGAGTGTGCGCTTCGGCTCCTTCAGCTCCACGCGCGTGTTGATCGGAGCGTTCATCACCCACCGGGTGACGCGCTCGCGCGCGGCGCGGCTGTTCAGGATGACGGCGACCCGGCTCATGCGACCCGCCGTTCCTCGACGATATCGAAGCCTGGAATGCTGCGGGCGCCGTTGAGTACGTCCGTCTTCGCCAGGGAGAGCAGGAAGGCCTTCAACTCGTCGGGCCGCGCCTTGGCATAGTGGCGGAGGGCGGCGCCCGGCTCGGCCAGCATGGGCGTGAAGAAGGAGCGCAGGCCGCGCGCCCGTCCATCGCCAGCGGCCTGGGCCTTGTCATTGGCGGCCCGCTTGGCCTCCGCCTGGGCCTTTGAGGCCTCGGCGATCAGCTCTTCGGCGACCTCCATCGACCCGAAGTCGCCATCGCCGGCCGCCTGCTGCATGGCGGCGCGCGCCTCGGCCGCCTTGGCGTCAGCTATGGCTTGCGCCTCGGCGGCGGCCGCCTTCTTCTGCTCGTCGAGCTTCTGTAGCCACGCCGAGAGCGCGACCTTCAGCGCTTGAGCCGCCAGCGGCAGCTTGCCCGGCTTCTTGTTCTTCAGCGGGGCGATATAGACGTTGTAGCGCGATTGGATTTCCTCGCGCTGCCGATCGATGGGCTCTACCTCGCGCTTGCGGGCGGCGTCCGCCGCCTTATCGGTCGCCAACACCTCGTCCAGCAGCCGGGCGACCTCGTCGGCCTGCGCTTGGTTCTCGATCGCCGCACCGTCAGCCCAGTTACGCACCTCGACCAAGAGGTCTTCGGCGTGAACCCTGATCGCCTCGAAGGGCGTCTCTTCCGGCGGATTGTTGTGACCAATGGCGGGGGCGGCCGGTGGCGGAGTGTCAGGCGGATCGTCGCCGCGCTCCTCGGCCAGTTTGGCGTGCTCGGCGTCGTTCTGGGCGATCTGCGCTGCCATCGCCTCGATCTCTGCAGCACGGGCAGGATCGCCCTCGCGCACGAGCTTGGCGTGGGCGTTCACGAGGTGAGGGTGGGGCATCGTAGCGATCGGCACAGGACCGCGTGAGCCGTTGTAGTGAGTGGCCGTCATAGCGGGCTCCTAGAAGGGGATCTCGTCGTCCCCGATGCCGAAGTCATCGGCCGGGGCGGCGCTGTTTTGGGGCGGGGGAGGGGCGGGCTCGTCCTTCGGGAAGGCGGCCGCGAGACGCTTCATTTCCGCGACGACGCGGGCGTAGGCCGGGCCATCCAAGACGCGCTTCCAGCCGTCCTTGTTCTTCTCCCAGGCCTCCTTAAAGAGGCCGCGGTCAGCGCTTGCGCCGCGCAGGAGGTTGATCGCCATTTCCTCGGCGCTGGCGAGCTGATGCGTTGAAGCGTCGGCGTCGTTGTCGCCCTTGGTGGGGATGCAGAACTCCTGCATCGCCATGTACTTGTAGGCGGCGCTCATGGCCTTGTTCGTGGCCTTGTCGCCGAAGTCCATGGCCTCGCCAGGGAAGGGGCCAACGATGTCCGTCGATCCATCGAGCGCGGACTTGAAGGTGTACTCGACCATAACGACAGCCGAGACGGCCTGTGCGCCCTTGCCGGTCGTAACGAAGTCGCGGGAGTGCGAGAGGCACTTCGGCGTGATGATCAGGTGGTTTTCGGCCAGTAGCTGACAGAGGACGTTGTAGACATCGTCGATCCCGCGGAAGTCGTAGTTCTGCGACGTGTTGCGACGATCCTTGGCAATCCCCAGGGCTGCTAGGCTGGTCATGACGGCGTTGACCGCGATCAGTACGTGAGGAGCCGTCGAGGCGGCTTCGATCTGGGTCACCGCGTTCATGCCGCACCTCGATAAGCGAAGATCCCGCCTCGGCTGGTCGCGTAAGCGCGCGCGGCGTCGCCGTTCCTGGCGATGACCGCGAAGCCGTGGTGGGCGAGAAGGTCGGCCGCGTCCGGCGCCAGAGCGGCACCGATCGGGAGCCCTTCGGCTCCAGCGGCGACCAGCCTGCGCAGGGCGGCTTGTTCGTTGTGGGTGAGGTCGATCACGGGCGGGGTTCTCCGTTCGTGATGGGTCAGGCTGCGGGACGGCCGCCGCCGCGGGAGGCTTCGCCGCCCTTGCTTCCGGCAGTCGCGGCGAGGTCGCGGTTCTTCGCGAAACTGCGCTTCTCGCCGGGCACGCTGGCTCCGCCCTTGGCGGCGATGGCGCGGCGCTTCTCCGGGGTCATGGAGGCGAACCCCCGGCGCGATTTGGGCTTGTCCATAGTTCGTCCTTTCGAGGTTAGGCGCGCGGCTTGGCGAGGCAGGCGGCCAGTTGGGCCAGGGCCTCGCGAGCGGCGTCACGCGCCGCGATTGCGGCGTGCATGTTGGGGAAGGAGCCGTGGAGCTCGTCGGTCCCGAGCTCGCGAAGGGCGAACCCGTCAGCGTGGCCGGTGACTTTGATCTGAAGGGCGCCGCCGAGAAGCTGGGTGCGATCCATAGCGCCTACTCCGCAGCCATGAGGAAGGGGAGGCGGGAAGGCCGGTAGGCGCTGGACATGCTGTCCCGGGCGTCCTTCTCGGCGCAGACGATCTCGCCGACTTCCTGCACACGAGGATCGAAGGGCCGGCGGCGGTCGGCGTTCAGCCAAGCGCCCCACAGTTCGGACACTTCTTCGTCGGTCCAGCCCGACAGGTCCGAGGGGGCGCTTTCGATATGCTCGTCGGCGATGAAGGCGTTCAGCAGGTCTTGGTTGAACACCAGGACCCGGCCAGCCACGAGGCGTTCGCCAGGGCGAAGCGGGCGGGGCTGGTTGGTGGTGGCGAGCTGCATGTGTCTCTCCGTTCGATGGAGAGACTATGACAATATGTGCTAAGCAGCGTCAAGCACAAAATGTGCTTAAACTTCGATGGTCCCGCGAGGCGATCAACGGCGAGTTTCCGCACAAACGTCCAGTCCGCCAAAATCGGCTTTAGGAGCACAACGGTATCCACACTCGTAATCGCCCTCGGAAATGCGATCTAGAAAGGCGAGGGTGCCGAACGCTGCGACTTGACAGCTCTTCAAGTCAACGAAGCCGTCGAGTTTGAGGACTCGGTCCATGTTCTCGCGATCGGGATAGACGTAGGCTTTCCACGTCGTCGGCCGGTCGTCGCACGCTGCCAGTAGCGCGCACGCGGTCAGGGCGCCCAAGAGGAGCCGCTTCCGCATCACCGCGGCCTCATTTCGGTGACTTTCGCCGCCCACGCGACCTCGACGTCAAGGATCGGAGCTTCATTGTTGGATATCAGATGGTAGCGACCAGGCGTCCCGGCAGGCCGAATTTGCTTTACAAGGATACGCTGATCGAGAAGTCCCACGACGCAGAGCTCTCCGTACATATCGGTAGTCACCGGGTTTCGAACTTCGTCCCAGAACACCAACCACCCGTCGAGTAGTGGCCCTAGGCTCGTCCCCTGGATCTTGGCGGCGACTGTGTTGTCATTCGCGCCTTCTGGCGCGTCTACACGGTCCAATTCCCCTTGCCCCACGTCGTAATAGTGCGCTGCGTCCCCAGCGCCGACGTAACCGACTAGCGGGACCGTACGTCTGATTCGGTCGCCGTCCCTTTGGTCGCCCAGCTCCAGCGTTGCCGGAGGCACGCCCAGCACCGCGGCGATGCGCTGGACGTCATCACGGGTCGGCTCAGTACGACCTCGTTCCCAAGACGAGACTGTGGTCTGACCAGCGCCTACGCGTTCGCCTAGCGCACCTTGTGATAATCCTGCCGCCCGACGCGCCAGAGCGATGCGTTCCCCGATGTGCATGCAGCCAAGCTGCCAAGCACATGAAATTGGGTCGAACGACATTTTGTGCTTGAATGTAGCACAAAACGTGCTCATGGTTTCTGCTCATGAGAACGCATCAGCAGATTGTTCAAGCCTACGGCGCGTCCGCTCTCGCCCGCGACCTCAACTCGCTTGGGGTTCGAGTTCATCAATCCACGCCGCAACGCTGGGCCGATCGCAATTCGATCCCCGGCGACTACTGGAGCGCGCTTGAGGCCCTTAAGGCCGCGACGCTCCGCGAACTCGCGGCGGCCGCTGATGCGCGCTCCGACGCACAAGGAAAGGCGGCCTGAGCGATGCGCCCGGCCGCAGTCAGTTTCCCCCATATCGCGCGTGGTCCCCTCACTGACCCTGGAACGCGCGATGCCGCCGGAAGGATGGAAGCCCCTTCCGGCGGCGCCCAAACGCGCGCCCTTTTAGACGAGCCCACGTCACAGCGGTGCGCGCCACCCGCGAGTATTGCGGGCGTAAGGGGAGGGGGCGGGTTCTCTCGCCGCTCCCTCCTCATCCCTTCTCGCGCGCTCGTAGCCGAGCGCCCCCAATGCATACCGCTCTGCGCAGCGCGCCAACGCTCGCCGAGTGGTCTTATCCGTCGCGGCACGCGCGGCCTCCAAGCTTCTACGCGCCGCCAATTCCATACTCGCTTTTCCGACCTCCACCCGTTCGCGCGCCTCCTGTGCGCTGCCACCGATCAGCGGCCCCGCGCCGCCTCCCTACAGAGGCAACTCTCATGGGAACGGTGATGCATTTCCGGGAAAATTTCCGCGCGAAACGGGAAAAGGACTTCGGCCTCGAAAACGCCCTGGCGGGTTATGTCCGCCGGCGCTGGCCCGAGAAGACGATCGGCTACGTCCAGCGCGAATGGGGCCTCTCGGAAAGCGAGGCGGCCAAGGTCGTCTATGCGCAGGCCTCCAAGGCCACGCTGAACAAGCTGCTGCACCACAAGCGCGGGGGCTTTGGCCTCTTCGTCGAACTGCTGGCCGACGCCACCAGCACGACCATCGAACAGTACATCCGAACTCAAGCAGAGCGAGCCGCCCATGAGCGTCGCACCTGGGAAGCCGAGGAGCGCCGTCTGGCGGCTCTGTCGGCTCACCTTTCTGAGCCTCGTCGCATCGCTGGGCGCCGCGATTAGCCCGCTCGGTGACGCGGGCCGCCGCCTGCGGATCTGGGCTCAACAGCAAATGGAGGAGGGGCGATGACCCGTCGTGAACAGAAAGAGCGCACGCGCGTGAAGATCCTGCTCGCGGCCAAGGTGCTTTTCGAGGCCCACGGCTTCGAGAAAGCGACCATGCGCGAGATCGCCAAGGCCGCGGGCATGTCCACCGGCGCCGTCTTCGCCAACTGGCGCGACAAGGCCCACCTCTACCGCGAGGTCTACGGGCACGATCCGATCACGCCTGAGCAGGGCAAGCGCTTTCACGACGCGCTGTTGGCGGTCGGCATCGAACCCTCGCGGCTCCTGGCCGCCTGAACCCCTCTCGCCACCCAAAGGAACGAACTATGTCGCAGGACGACACGCACCCTGACGTCTTGAACCAAGCGGCCCAAGGCCAACTGAAATCGGTCATCGAGCGCATTGAGCGCCTTGAGCAGGAAAAGGCCGAGGTCGCCGAGCAGATCAAGGAAGTGTTCGCCGAAGCCAAAGGCAACGGCTTTGATGTGAAGGTGCTCCGGAAGGTTATCGCCATCCGAAAGCAGGACCGGGCGAAGCGCCTGGAAGAGGAGAGCATTCTCGATCTCTACCTCTCCGCCATCGGGGAAATCTGACCCGTGGGCGCTCAGATCGACATTGAAGACCTTCTGGGCGCCTCATACCCGAACGCGCCCGGCTGGAAGGCCCGAGACACCGCCCAGGCGGCGGCCGAGGCTATCGCGCCTCACGCCAAGAGCCTCCGCGCGCGTGTCTACGACGAACTGAAGAAGGCCCCGGGCACGCCCGAGCAGATCGCACACCGCCTGCGCGAGCCGTTGATGAACGTCCGGCCTCGCATGTCGGAGCTATCGGCCAAAGGCCTGATCGAAGACAGCGGCGCTCGCGGGACCGCGATGGGCGGCCGCAAAGCCATCATTTGGAGGCTCAAGCCTTGCGCGTGACCAATTGGGATGCGGTCGCCGCGTCCGCGCCTCTCGACGCCACCGCCGCCACCGTGCGCGATAGCTCCGGCGATGCCTGGGAAGCAAAGATTCCTGCGCACGTGAACCGGTGGATTGCGCCACCGCCGATGACGCCGGTGGAAAAGCTCGTCGGTCCCGCGGTGCATGTAGCGCGCGAGCTGATCGGACGCCGCGTCGGCCGCTTTCTCGTCCTCGGCATTTGGGCCGAGGGTAACCCGAAGAAGAACGCCACCTGGGTCGTTCGCTGCGATTGCGGCTACTACGAGGGGCGGAAGGCGAAGGCCCTGCGGGGCCCTCACGCTGAGCATCTTGCCTGCACCGCCTGTAGCCGCCTGCGGGCGCTCCAGCGGCAGGCGGCGAAACCCAGTACGTCAGTTACGCGGGCGGCTTCGGCTCGCCTGCTGGATGACCTGTCGCGCGGAGGTTGCCGGTGACCAAGGGCGATTCCACCGCCGTCATGGCGCGGCGCAACAAGACGGTGGCCTCGACGCCACTCCTAGACATACGTCCGGCGGGCCACACATCGGTCATGTCCAATCGCGCGCCGGCTCCTGACGACCTCGATTATTTCCCAACGCCGCCGTGGGCGGCACGGGCTGGCGGCGAACTCATTCAGCGGCTCGATCCCGGGGACTGGACTTGCTGGGAGCCCGCTTGCGGGGGCGGGCATATGGCCCACGGACTTCAAGACTATTTCCCGAGGGTCAGGGTCACCGACATCCACGACCACGGCGGTGGCGCCGAAATGCTTGGCGACTTCCTGTCCCCTGAGCTTGACGCTCTTGAGCCTTGCGACTGGATCGTCACCAACCCCCCGTTTGTGCTTGGTGATGCTTTCGTGCGGACCGCCTATCGCCGTGCTCGCCGCGGCGTGGCCATGCTGCTCCGGCTGGTCTTTCTAGAGGGCGGCAAGCGTTATCGGCTCTTGCACGACGACTGCCCGCTATCGGTCGTCGCGCCGTTCTCCGAGCGCGTTCCGATGGTGAAGGGGCGTTGGGATCCTGACGCCTCTAGCGCGACCGCCTACGCGTGGTTCTTCTGGTTCAAGGGCGACAAGGGCTCGGCGCCGATACTTCTGCCGATTCCACCAGGTACCCGCGCGCGCCTCTCTGAGCCGGGCGACATCGCCCAATTCAACGGAGCCGCCAATGCGCCCCTCTTCGATGGGGAGGCCGCATGAGCACGGCCGCGCCTACAAAGAAGGGCAGCGCCCGGCCCCTCATTGAGCACCTAGCGCGCACGACTTCGCTCAACTGCCGGCAGATCGCCCAGCGCGTCGGCTGCAGCACCGACTATGCCGAGTTCATCGCCCGCGCCGTGCGCAACGGTGGCCGCGTCGCGGGTCCGGACGCCACCGTACCTAAGTTCGCGCACCATGACCGCCACGTGGCCGCCGTGATGGCGCAGGGTGGCTTCTGCGCCTTCTCCGAGCCGCCGGGCGCTCGAAGTGCAATCGCAGTCTGCCTGCCGATGATCTGGCCGGAGGCGGCATGACCTGCGCCAACTGCGAAGCCGCGAAGGTGCGCGCCAGGGCCGCCGGTCATCGAGACTCGCGGGAAGGCGCCTGCTTCGACTGCGCGGGCGTGAGCCTCGATGAGTGCTTCGCGAGGATCGGTTTCGTTCCGGATGAGAAGCTTGTCGCCCGCGAGTTGGCGAAGATGAACGCGCAGCGGCGTGAGCCAGCGGAGCCCGATCCGCCGGTGCAGCTCTCCTTGTTCGGATGATGGAGCAGGGATGAGCGCCATAGCGACCGCCGTAAAGCACATGCTGGCTGCTGGGATGCCGCATGACGCGATCGTCGCCGCCGTCGCCGAAATGGAGGCGGCGGCTACGCCGTCGCGCACTGCCCGCCAGGACCGGAACCGCCGCTATTACGAGAAGCGGAAGGCTGAAGCGGAGCGTCTTAAAGCGTCTGAAAAGCGTCTTAAGACGTCTGAACAAGACGCGTCTGAAAGCTGTCTTGAAGCGTCTGAAAGCGTCTTAAATTCAGACGATCTCGCGCGCGTAAGAGATAACCCTCCTAGGTTAGTTATATCTGGATCGACTGTTGTTGATGTTAGCGCGGACGCGCCCGACGACTGGCCGTCCACGGACCTCCTCGCTGCGCTGGTGAGCGCTGTTGCCAGCCCGCGCCTCGATCCCTCGAAGTCCCCCGGCCTGCTGACGACCGCCGGCCGAATTGCGGCCTGGAAGCGCGACGGCGCGAGTTGGTCGTTCGATGTGCTTCCGGTGATCCGGGCCGCCTGCGCCAAGACCAAAACCCCGATCGCGTCGTGGAAATACTTCGACGCAGCCATAGCTCAATCCATCGCCGACAACCGCCAAGCCCTTCAAATTCCGGAGGCTCGCCGCCATGAGCGCGTTGACCAAGATCCCCGAAACAACCGTGCGGCCCGTCGTGGAGTCTGGGCTGAGGTTCTTGCCGAAGAGCGTGGCGAGGGAACTGGCGGCCTTGCCCGAACGGGATGAGGTGGCGCGGGAATGCATCGCCGTTGTGCGCGCCGAGGCGCCGGCGAGCCCAGAAGCCTTCGCGGTCACGCTGGAGCGCTTGGCGCTGCACTATCCGGAGAACCGCCTCACCCCCGCCGAGCAAAAGCTCCTGCTCAAAGACTGGCGCCGGCTCATGGGTCACCTTCCGGCGGACATCCTCGCGGCGGCGGCCGACACGTACATCATGAGCTCGCAGCGCTTCTTCCCGACGCCCGGCCAGCTCAATGCCGTGGCCGAACGCCTATGGCAGATGCGGAAGCTCCTCGCCGAAAGGGCCCGGGCAACACTTGCCCTGATGGAGCAGCGGACATGAGCCGAACCCGGCAGTCCCCGAGGGTGAGCGCGAACGTGTCCGGCATGGCCCGCGCCATCTTCTCCGACGATCCCACCGACTTCGACCGCCTGAGCCCGTACATGCAGGAATACTGGGAGCGCATCGCGGTCAGGGCCGTCGTCCACATGAACCGCCTGAGGAAGGCCGAGGCCGAAATGGCCGAGCAGATCGCCGCAGAGGAGGCGGCAGCAGCATGAGCCCCCGCAAGCCCCGCTACACCCCCGCGGAAGCCCTGGCCCTCAAGGTCCGCCGGCAAGAGCAGGCCAAGGCCGATGCCCGCGCCGTCCGTGAGGGCGTCGCGGAGACGACGGCGCTCGCCGAAGCCCGCGGCTCTGAGTTCAACCGTCCGCCGCTCGCCCGCGGTGAACGGGAGAAGCCAATCAAGCGTATGTCCGGCCTGGATTGGCTGTTCTCCCGCAAGCTGGCGCGGATCTCGTTCGAAATGAAGCTGGTCGGGGAGCGCTATGGCCGCCTGTGGCGGCAGGCCCATGACGAGACCTCCATGCGCTCCTGCATCGATGACAGCGTCCGAGGCTTCGGCCAGGAGCCAGCCGCAACCGCCGTACGGGCGGCCGCAGCACGTGTTGAGGCGCAAGAGGATCTCGACAAGCTCCGCGCCGCCGTGGGCTATCAGGTTCACCTCGTCGAAGCGCTGGACCTGATCTGCGGCCAGGAACTCACGCCCCGCGAGGCCGCCTCAAACGGCCGTGGCGCCGCCGTGATCGAGTGCGCCCTGACCGTCGCGCTAGACCTCCTCGTCCAGCATGTGAACGGAAGGCGCGCCGCCGCTTGACGGTTGGACACAAATCATGAGACCGAAAGCCATCGGTCGGACTGCGACCGCGAACAGCCCCGAGCCGCCCGGCCGGGGCTTTTTCGTGGGTAACTACGAAACTGCGTATTCTTGTCGTGGACAGGAATCGGTTGTGCGGTAGGATTCTTCCGACGCCCCCCAATGAGGGACCTGACGGTATCCCCCAAAGGCACCCATAGCGGGGTGCGCCAGCGCAAGAGCCTCTGTAGGTCGTCACCTTAAGGCTGCGAACGAGGTGTGAGATCCGACCTCACACCTCGAATCGCCCGTCAGTTCGAGCGCATTCCGAAAATCCCACGCGAATCAGACGCGTTAAACCCCCTGCAAACATCACGCTGTGGACGTTTCTGGTTTGTTCCGCGTTTGCGGTTCGTTCCCTGTGGAGGTCGTGCGCCATCATGCTTGAAGCCGAACGCGACGAACTCCTCTCCGACCTCCGCCGCAAGCTTGAGAAGCGCAGGGACGAACCCGGCTTCGCTGCGAACGTCCGCGATCTTGAAACCCGCATCGCCGAACTCGAGGCGCTTACCTTCGAACCCGCATGGCCAGAGCCAGGGAACGACAGCGAAGGCGGCCCGAGCGGCGAGGAAACCCTCTCAGGTGGAGCATGAGCGAACTGACCCCGAAGCAGGCGCGCTTCGTTGAGGAGTACCTTGTCGACCTGAACGCTACGCAAGCCGCCATCCGCGCCGGATACAGCGCCAAGACCGCCTATTCGGCAGGTCAAAGGCTGTTGAAGGATGTTGATGTCGCCGAAGCCATATCCGCGGCGCAGGCGAAACGCTCGGAGCGTACGCAAATCACCGCCGATCAGGTGTTGCAGGAGCTCGCGAAGGTCGGGTTCTCGAACCTCTCGGACGTGACGAATTGGGGAATCAAGGAGGTCGCGTTCGGCTTCGACGCGGATGGCAAGCGGCTCAGGGCTGAGGACATCGGCGACGCCGCCATGGTGCGTTACGTCGATGCGCCATTCGTCGAGCCGATCGATCGCGACAACCTTCCCGACGAGGTTCGCGCGGCCGTGGCGGAGGTTTCGCTCGGCAAGGACGGCTTCAAGATCAAAATGCACGACAAGGTGGGCGCGCTGACGCAGATCGGCCGCCACCTCGGCATGTTCAAGGACAAAGTCGAGAACACCATCGTGCTGTCCCATGAGGACATGCTTGACCAACTCGACGGCGATTGACCGCGAGAGGGCGATCAGGCGCAGGCTTAGGGACGACTTCGAGCACTACGCCGCGAAGTGCCTGAAGATCCGGAAGAAGAGCGGCAAGGTCGAGCGGTTCGTTCTCAACCGGGCGCAGCGGCACATTCATGAGCGCGTTGAGGACCAGCGCCGGCGCACCGGCAAGGTTCGCGCGATCGTCGTCAAGGGCCGCCAGCAAGGCGCGAGTACGTACATCGGCGGCCGCTACTATTGGCGGACCACCCACCGCCGTGGGTGCCGGGCTTACATCCTGACCCACGAGCAGACCGCTACCGACAACCTATTCGGCATGGTCGGTCGGTATCACGACAACTGCCCGCCGTTGGTGAAGCCGGTCACCGGCGCTTCGAACGCCAAGGAGCTCAGCTTCCCGAAGCTGGACAGCGGCTATCAGGTCGCCACCGCCGGCACGAAGGCCACGGGCCGTTCCAACACGATCCAACTGTTCCACGGCTCGGAGGTGGCGTTCTGGCCCAACGCGGCGGATCACTTCGCCGGCTCCATCCAAGCCGTCCCCGACGAGCCCGACACGGAGATCATCCTTGAGAGCACCGGCAACGGACTGGCCGGCGAGTTCTACGAGCGGGCCATGAACGCGATGCGGGGGATCGGCGACTATGAGCTGATCTTCGTGCCGTGGTTCTGGGAAGACGGATACCGCCGGCCGGTGCCGGACGGCTTCGAACTCGACGAGGAGGAAGCCAAATACGCCGATCTCCACGGCTGCGACCTGGAGCAGATGGCGTGGCGCCGGGCGAAGATCACCGAGCTCCGAGACCCGATGAAATTCAAGCAGGAGTACCCCGCGACCGTGCTCGAAGCCTTTCAGGCGGTCGGCCATGACAGCTTCATCAAGGCCGATGTGGTCGATAAGGCCCGCAAGGCGAACCTCGAAGGCATCGGCCCGCTCATCATCGGCGTGGACCCCAAGCGCGAGGGCAAGGACCGCTTCTCGATCGCGTGGCGACGCGGCCGTCAGGTTTCGAAGGTCGAGAGCGACGATGCGCCGATCACCAACACCCAGGCGGCCAGCAAGCTCAAGGACATCATCGACCGGGATAAGCCGGCGCGGATGTTCATCGACGCGGGCGGCGGCGCGGGCATCTATGACATCCTCGTCGGCTGGGGTGAGAAGTACCGGCGCGTCTGCCGGCTGGTGAGCTTCGGGTCGGCCCCGATCCACCCGCCGCGGCACGACAAGGACGGCCGGGAGCTTGCCGGCGACGAGAACCGGCGCGTGGAAATGTGGCGCCTCTCGCGGGAGTGGCTGGAAGACGAGGGCGGGGCGGACATCCCCGACAAGGACACCCTGCAGGCCGACGCCTGCGCTCCTGGCTACGGCTACCACCCGACGAGCTCGAAGCTGCAGCTCGAAAGCAAGCGCGAAATGAAGCGCCGCGGCGTCCGCTCCACCGACGAGTGGGACAGCATCGCGCTCACCTTCGCCGAGCCCGTGGGTGACGAGCCCGAGGACGATGACGACGAACCCGAGGACATGGGAGAGCACGGATGGATGATGGGGTGACCCGCACCGACGATCAGCCTGCCGTCGAACTCCCGCCTGGGTACGACGACGTCGACACCTTCCTAGAGGAGGCCCGCAAGCGGTTCCGCGAGGGCGTGGACGCCGACCGCGAGAACCGCGAGGCGGCTGAGGACGATCTGAAGTTCATCACCGGCGAGGGTCAGTGGGACCCGCGCGTTGAGGCCGCCCGCCGGAGGAAGGGTCGTCCCTGCTTGCGGATCAACGACCTCCCGCAGTTCATCGGTCAGGTCATCGGTGACATTCGGATCAACCGGCGCTCGATCAAGGTGCGACCGGTCGAGGACGCTGACGACGAGCTCGCCGCGGTTCGATCGGGCCTCATCCGTTCGATCGAGAACCAGTCCAAGGCGACCAACGTCTACGTGCTGGCCGGCGAGGATCAGGTCTCATGTGGCATCGGACATTTCCGCGTCGCGCTTGAGTACACCGACGATGACGCCTTCGATCAGGACATCCGGATCAGTCACATCACGAACCCCTTTTCCGTGGTCTGGGACGCCTATTCAGCCGACCCGACCGGCCGGGATGCGCGGTTCTGCTTTGTCGTCGATGAGCTCGATAAGGAGAGCTTCAAGGGGGCCTACCCGGACGCCACCACGAGCGAGTTGACCGTCCCGACCAGTTACAGCGACTGGTGCTCGCGCGACTCCGTCCGCGTGACGGAATACTGGCTGATGACCTCGGTGGCGCGCACCATCGCGCTTGTGCAGCAGGTTCCGGACGCCGCACCGAAGATCGTAGACATCACAGGCCGGGAAGAGGAGTTCGCACCTCTCATCCTCAACGGTCCCGATGGTCGCCCCCGGGTCCGTCAGGTTCAGCGCCGCGAAGCCTGGATGTACCTGATCACCGGCGTCGAGGTGCTGGACGGCCCCTATAAGCTGCCGATCCGCCGCGTCCCGATCATAAAGGTCACCGGGCGCGAGGTCCGCGTTGGGAACAAGCGCTATCGGTTCGGCCTCATCCGGTTCGCCAAGGACTCGATGCGGCTGAAGAACATTTCCCGGTCCAGCGCCGCGGAGTGGCTGAACCTCTCGCCCAAGCAGCAATGGGCCGTGAACGTCTCGGACAAGGCCGGCGCGGACCTGCTGCGCAAGGCGATCAAGTCCGACGACATCGTGTTGCCCTACACCGGCGTGAACCCGCCGCAGCGGCTGGACCCTCCGACCGCGCCCATGGCCTACCTGCAGGAGGCGCAGCTCGCCCAGCAGGACATCAAGGACGTGACGGGCCTGCATGACGCCTCGCTCGGCATGCGGTCGAATGAGACCAGCGGCAAGGCGATCGTCGCCCGTGAGCGTCAGGGCGACGTGGCCACGTCGATGTACCACGACAACCTGAACCTCTCGATCGCGGAGGCTGGGGAAGTGGTCAACGACCTGATCCCGGTCACCTACGACACGGCCAGGACGCTCCGCGTTCTCGGCGAGGACGAGCAGGCGAAGATTCTGCGGGTGAACGATCCGACCGCAGAGGGCGGCCTGATCGACATCACCAAGGGCAAGTATGACGTCTTCGTCGAGACCGGCCCCAGCTATTCGACCAAGCGGCTTGAAGCCGCTGAGAGCATGGAAAACGCGATCCAGGCCATGCCGGTGATTGGTCAGGTCGCCGCCGATCTCTTCGTGGCCGCTCAGGATTGGCCGATGGCCGATCAGATCGTGAAGCGGCTCAAGAAGGCCATGCCGCAGGAATTGGTCGCCGAGGAGGGCGAGGAGCCCTCGCCCGAGCAACAGCAGGCCGCCATGGCGCAGCAGCAGGCGCAGATGCAGGCCGCTCAACAGGAACAACAGCTCGCGATGCAGAAGGCTCAACTCGAGTTGGAAGAGCAGCGCGCCAAGACCCGGCAGGCCGCGGCTCAGGCCCGCAAGGCGGAAGCCGACGCCGCCAAGGCGAAAATCGAGATCGAGCGAGCCCGGATGGGCATCGTCGCACCTTTCGGGCCGGGGGCTTCGCCACCTCCGGAGTTCCCGCCATCAGGCGAAGGCTTCCCGGCGGCCTAGACGTCCGGCTCGCTGAAAGGCGCACCCATCATGACCACCAACCTTCGCCTCGGCGCGCCCCGCGCCGTGTTCCTGTCGGCTGCGTCCATGCTGCCGATGCTCCGCGGCCCAGCCGTCGCCTACTCGCCCGAGGATGACCTCGGCGGGGGCGGTGATGGTGGCGGTGAACCTGCGGACGCCGGCTCTGCGCCGGCCGACAACCAAGGCGAAAACCAGGAGCAACCGACCGGCGCGGAGGCTCCTGCGGAAGGCGGAGAAGGCGAAGGGGAGGGCGAGCAGCCCAAGCCGCGCAACTCCGCTCAAGAGCGGATCTCGCAGCTCACCCGCGAGAAGCATGAAGCCAATCGCCGGGCTGCGGAAGCCGAACGCCGGGCTCAGGAGGCCGAGCGGCGCCTCAAGGGTGACGGGAACGAAAAACCCACCCCGGAGGCTGGCTCGGAGGAGCCTGACCCCTCCAAGTACAAGTTCGGAGACACTGATCCGGCGTACATCCGCGATCTCGCCCGCTACGAAGCGCGTCAGGCCTATGCGGCCGAGGCGCAGGCCAGCGCGGCGCGCAATCAGGCGCAACAGGTCGAACAGACTTGGCGCAGCCAAGAGGACGCCTTCGCGGCCGACAAGCCGGACTACTTCGAAAAGGTCTATTCCGACGACCTCACCCTGACCCCGCCGATGGTCGACGCTCTCGTCACCTCGGAGCAGGGCGCAGCCGTCGCCTACCACTTGGCGTCCAACCCGGACGAGGCGCGCCGCATCGCGGCCCTCAACCCTCTCGCCCAGATCCGGGAAATCGGCCGTCTCGAAGGGATGCTGGCCCAGCAATCGGCCGCGCCCACCGCCCCCCAACCCAAAACCATTTCCGATGCGCCCACCCCGCCGCCGCAAAACCGCGGCCAGGGAGGCAAGTTCAAGCCGGCTCCGGATACGGACGACTTCGCGGCCTTCGAACGAGCCTACGGGCGCTCCTGAACCCGAAAGGAGTAGCCAGCAATGGCCAACGAACTAGCTTCCGCCAAGGTCTTCGCGAACGCGGGCCTTCTCCTCCTCAAGAACAGCCTCGTGCTCGCCAAGCTCTGCGACAGCGAGGCCATCGACAAGGTGATCAAGACCGACAAGGGCGGCGCGCCCACCGGCGGCAAGGTCAACGTCAAGCGTCCGCCCGAGTTCATCGTTCGTGATGGCGCCGTCGCCAATCCGCAGCCGGTGCTGCAAGGCGAAGTCGAGGTTGCGATCGACAAGTACAAGGGCGTCGACGTCGAGTTCACCTCCTGGGAGGAAACCCTCGACGTGGACTCGCTCACCAAGTCGCAGACGATGAAAAGTGCGATGTCGCAGATCGCCTCTGAGATCGACAGCAACCTGAACGGCGAAGTGCTGGAGTTCCCCTCCTGGGTTGGCACGCCGGGCGAGCTGATCAAGGATCCGGCGCAGTTCTTCGCCGCGCCCGAGCGGCTGGACGAACTCGCCATTCCGATGGAGGACCGCGTAGCGATCCTGTCGCCGCCGGACGGCTACAAGATGGCCGGCCACCTGCTGGCTAACGCCGCTCAGCAAGGCTCGATCGCCAAGAACGCCCTCGAAAAGGCGGAAATCCCGATCCTCGGCAACACTAAGCCGTACATCGGGCAAACCGTCGCCAGCCTCACCACGGGCACCCGGGCGAGCACCGGGGCGGCCCTGATCGCTGGCGCGGGGCAGGATGTCGAGTTCGTGGACGTCCGCAAGAACTACCAGCAGGAGCTGAACCTCGACGGCCTCGCGGCCGGCGCGACCGTCAAGCGCGGCGAGGTGTTCTCGATCGCGGGTGTCTACGCCGTGAACCCCCGCACGAAGCAGGTTCTGCCGTTCTTGGCTCAGTTCGCGGTTCTGGCCGACGCTGTTGCCGACGGGGCTGGCGCGATCACCCTGACGATCGCCAGCCCGATCATCGTTTCGGGCGCCTATCAGAACGTCAGCGCTGCGCCGGCGGACAACGCCGCGGTGTCCTTCATGGGCGCCCCGTCGACGACCTACCGGCAGAACTCGGCCTTCCATAAATCGTCGCTGAAGCTGGTCACCGCCAAGCTGATGCGGCCCTACAGCGGCGAGTGCGAGTTCGCCACGGACCCGGAGACCGGCCTGACCATCCGCTACTGGCGGACCTCGGACGGCACCAACGACACCCACCTGCATCGCTTCGATGTGGTGTTCGGCGTGAAGAACCTCGATCCGCGGCTAGGCACGCGGATCAGCGGCCTCGCTGCCTAAGCCGGCCATATAGGCCCAGCCGCGCCTTGAGCGGCCGAGCGGGTGGAAGGCCCGCACCTTTCCCGACAATTTCAAAGGAGGCCGACGCCATGAGCAAGGCCATCTTCGCAGCCGCCACGTGGCTGTATTCCGTCGCCGCGCCGGAGGGGCGTCTCTTTGAGAAGGGCGCTGAACACCCCGGCGAGGGCTGGTTTGACCACCCCAGCGCCGTCCCCGGGAAGGCGCAGAGCGTCGCCTCGGACGGCACCGGCAAGACCCTTCAGGACCATATCGACGAGGCTTTGGCCGCGCAGACCAAAAAGTTCGATGAGGCTTGGTCCAAGCTCAGCGCCGAGAAGAAGGCGACCGACACGGAGAACGCGGACCTTCGCCGGGACATCGCGTCTCGCGACGAGGACATCCGCCAGCTTGGCGAGAAGGTGAAGGAGCTCGAAGAGCTCATCGCCACCGTGGACGGCGACGGCGACGGCAAGCCCGGCGGATCGGCCCCCAAGGGCGACAAGGCCGCGAAGTAAGCGCGCTGAGCGGCCGGGAGCACGCCCATGACCACAGTTCTAGACTGGATCGCCCGCTCTATGCGGATGCTGGGCGTGCTCACCGCCGGCCGCATCCCCTCCGGCAAGATGGCCGCCGACGCGCTTGAAGCTGCGAACGGCCTCATCCTGTCGCTTCCGGAGGTCGGCAACGCCCCGACGCTCAAGGAGGTGATCGTCTCGGGCGACTACGAGGCCGGAGAGAACGAGCGCATCGTCAACACCACGGGCGCAGACATCACCGTGACGCTGCCGGAGACGGTGAAGGACTGCGGGCGCGAGCGGACCCCCGTCAACGGCGCGCGGGTGGTGATCGCCGGCGATGTCCCGATCACCTTCGTCTACCTCTCCAACAGCGGCTGGCATAAGGTCTCGGGCCTGACGCTCAACGATCCGGCCCCGCTCGGCGGAGAGCTGTTCACCGGTCTCTCCGCGGTCCTCGCGGTGCATTTGGCGCCCGAGTACGACGTGGAACCCAGCGCCACCATCGTCTCGCTCGCGCAAGCCGGCCTGCTCAATCTCGCGGCGCAGTTCTGGACCGAGCAAGATGTCATCGGCTCGCCCGAGTACGTCCTCATGTCCGACAAGGGCTATGGCTGGGACAACGGGGGCAACTGGTGGTGAAGGTTGTCGTTCCGTCGTTCGGCAAGCCGGCCAGCGCCACCGCGCCACAGGTCCCCGGCACGACGGCGGTTTCGCAGCCGCCGGGGCCTCCTGGGCCGCCAGGGCCTCCCGGTGAGCCGGGGAAAAAGGGTGATCCGGGCCCTCCGGGCGAAGACGGTGACGCCGCGACCATCAGCATCGGCACGGTCGAGACGGTCGATCCGGACCAGCCGGCCGCGGTGACGAACAGCGGCACGCCCGAGGCGGCCGTCTTCAACTTCAAGATCCCCAAGGGCCCGCCCGGCGATATCGAGAACCTGACCGGCCAGCAGGTGAAGGACGCCCTCGGCTACACCCCGGCGAACAGGGCCGGGGACACCTTTACGGGCCCGGTGGCGGTCAGCGGCGGGGCTGGGACGGCGCGTCAGGTCCGCTTCGAGACCGCGGCCTCGGCGCGCTGGACGATCGGCGCAGATGGACAGGCCGAAGGCGGCGCAAACGCCGGCTCAGACTTCCACCTCTCGCGCCACGATGACGCCGGCGCCCTGATCGACACGCCGTTTCGGGTGAGCCGCGCGACGGGCGTCGCCGAGTTCTCGCTTACGCCCACGATGGGCGGCAAGAAGATGGGGTTCCTCGGCATCCCGCAGGAGAGCAAGGCGGCCAACTACACCCTGGCCCTGGCCGACGTCGGCAAGCGGGTCCTGCACGATTCCGCCGTGGCCGGGCACATCATCACCATACCGCCGGCCTCGGAGGTGGCGTTCGGCGATGACGCGACGATCGTCATCGTGAACCGCCCGGGCTCGGCGCCGCTAGCGATCAACTGCGGCGCAGGTGTCAGCCTCTATTGGGCCGGGAAGACCGCCGTCTCGGCGAACCGCAGCCTCGCGGCCAATGGTCTTGCGACCCTGATCCGGATCGCCCCGGACGTCTGGATGATCAGCGGGGCGGGGCTCTCGTGAGCGGTATTCTCGCGGCCATGCTCGGGGCGGAGGGCGGGCAAGTCTTCGACACCCGTCTGAGCACGACGGACAAGAGCCCTGACTACGGCGTAGACACCGGCGGCGAGACGGCCGGCCTGGGGGCGAACCGATCGGCCGCCGGCAACGCTTGGCGCATGGGGCGCGCTACGGTCGGTAGAAACGAGGGCAGGTGGTACTTCGAGGCCCGGCCTCGGATAACCGCGACGTC